GGTGCCTGACACCGACGAAGCGTCGGAGAAGGTGTGCGTGTGGTTGGCACTAACGCCGCCGGTCACCGACGAAGCATCGGAGAAGGTGTGCGTGTGGTCGTTGGACACAGCAGCGGTCGTGCCGGAGACTGCGTGCTGGTGGACCGCCGACCGGCCGGTGCTGGTGGCGCTGAAATCGTGCGTGTGGGTCGCGATGCCGTGGGTCTGCGCCGAGCCGAAGACGCGGCCGTTGTCTACGGTGCGGCCATCATCCCAGCCGCGGATGAACTCGCCGCGCAGGTCCGGCACGTTGAACGTCGTCGAGCCATCGCCGGCGCCATAGTAGGTGCTGATCGCCGCGAACAGCGCCGCGTAGGCGGTGCGTGAGACGGCTGCGCCGTTGGCCTTCAGCCAGCCGGTCGGCGGCGCCGACATCGCAAAGTGCATCACCGCCCCGGTCGGGACGCCGCCGGCGAGCGCTGCCTGCACGAACGCGGTCGAGGCAGCTTGGGTAGTGTTGGTGCCAGGGGGAGCAGTCGGCACCGTCGGTGTGCCGGTGAACGCCGGGCTGGCCAGCGGCGCCTTGGCTGCCAATGCCGGCGCCAGGTCGCTGATCGTCGCCATCAGCTGCGTGCCGGTGTGGTTGGCGCGGTTCAGGTAGTAGACACCGTCCTGACCGTCGAGAGCATCGGCGTCGATCTGGGAGCCGGCACCATCGACGGTGACCAGCTTGGCCAGCACCTCTACCGCGGTGTCGGGGCTGCCCTGCGGGCCCTGGATACCCTGCGGTCCTTCCGGTCCGGCAGGTCCCTGCGGGCCTGCGTCGCCCGTGTCGCCTTTCGGCCCAACACCGCCGACCGGCCCGATCGGGCCCTGGATGCCCTGTGGGCCGGTCGTGCCCGTCGGACCCTGCGTACCCTGGACGCCCTGATCGCCCTTGGGACCAGCGGGACCGGCCGGACCTTGTGGGCCGATCGGGCCAGCCACGCCCTGTGGGCCCTGGATGAGACCGGCGTCGACCCACTTGGCTGGTGGGACGGTGGCGTCCCAGACCCAGACGTGGCCAGTGTCGTTGGCGACATAGGCGTCGCCCTGCGCATTACCGGTCGGCGGCAAGGCAGAGGCGCTGGCCACGTTGCCTTTGATGTTCATGCCAAGGCCGGCGGAACCCTGCGGACCAGTTGCGCCGGTGTTGCCCTGCAGACCCTGGTCGCCCTTCGGGCCCTGCGCGCCAGTGTCGCCCTTGAGACCCTGCGGTCCGGCCGGGCCGATATTGCCCTGCAGACCCTGGTCACCCTTGTCGCCCTTGTCGCCCTTAGGGCCGATCGGACCGGCCGAGCCGGTGTTGCCGACCACGCCCTGCGGGCCCTGGATACCCTGCGCTCCCTGCGGACCGGCCGGTCCTATCGGTCCTGTCGGGCCTAGTGCCCCTTGCGGTCCCTCAGGTCCGATCGGGCCTGGAACAATAGACGCGGGACCGACTGCCCCCTGCGGACCGACCGGCCCCTGTGCTCCTGTTGGGCCTTCGAGTCCTTGTGGTCCGGGAGGGCCTACGGGGCCCTGCGGGCCGGTCGCGCCGGCGTGCGCCAGGAAGTCCATGGTCGCCGCGGTCAGGCGGTTGCTGACCGTCGCGTAGCGCAGGAACTCCTGGGCGGCCGTATTCTCCTGGGCACGCGTAACGGTGAGGATGTCGCCGGCGCGCGCGGTGCACTTCATGATCTCGAGCTGGCCGGTGCGGCGGTCGTCGACCGTCACCGTGAACCAGTTAGAGCCGTCGCCAACCGGCTGCGGGAACCTGGCGCCATAGCCCGGCTCGACGTGGATCGTCGTGTCCGACGTGTTGATCGCGACATCGAGCCGGGACGTGGCGTTGTTGGCGAAGATCATCGGTACGGTCATGACGCCACCACCCATACGCCATTGCGGCGGACATAGTCCCGATCGTCCATCGGCGCCTCTTCGATGCCAACGCTACGGCCGACGGCCGGGTCTCTCCACGTCTTGTCGCCAGCCAGGAACAGCGACGGGTCGGCGTTCGGAATGATCGGCTCCTTGCCGGCGATCAGGTTATCCTGGTTCGCCTGATCGACCTCCAGTCCGACGATGTCGGCCTGCGTGTGGGTGTGGACCAGCGGGGCCTTGCCGGCGATCTCGCCGTCCTGGATCGCCTGCGCCTGGACCAGCCCGGTGATGTCGGCCTGCGCATGGGTGTGGACCTTGGCAGCCTTGTTGCTGAGATCGCCGACCAGGTTGGTGACATCGGACTGCGCGTGGGTGTGGGCGGTATTGGCCTTGCCGCCGATCGCCGTGTCCATCTGCGCCAGCCGGGCGGGCAGCCCGCTGACGTCGGCCTGGGTGTGGGTGTGGGCGGCCGGAGCCTTGCTGTCGAGGTCGGCCTCCAGGCTGGTGATCGACGACTGCGGGATCGGAGTCGTCGGCGGGAACGTCGCCGGCTTGCCGGTGAGATCACCCCAGGCGTGCGAAACTTCCGCCCAGTCGGCCGACTGGCGGGCGTACTGGATACCGGTCAGCGGTGCTTCCGGGACCGCGCCCGGGGCGCCGGGAGCACCGGGAGCGCCGGCTACACCAGGGGCACCTGGCAGTCCCTGCGGTCCGGGCGGGCCCTGGTCTCCAGGCAGTCCCTGCGGTCCGGGCGGCCCAACCGTGATGGGCACGCCGCCGCCACTACCGCTCGACCACCCCGGAGGCGGCAGCACCCGCATGCCGAGATCGTCGCGCTTGACCTGGCCGGCGTCAGTCCTGACCAGCAGCGTGACGGTGTAGAGCGTGTTGGCCAGGCCGCCCGACACGAAGAGCATCAGCTTCTTCTGGGCTGCGTCTGGGTAGGTCGTGTCGACGACCAGCGGCTCGGCTTCGGTGTAGGGGGCGACCTCGGACCGGAAATCGGTGAGCTTCTCCAGGTCCTCGAGCCAGCACGAATAGTCGAGGTAGACCCGCTTGCGCTCCAAGGTGTCCTTGGTCAGTGTCTTCAGCGTGCTCATCCCGCCTCCTCGATCATCAGCACCGGGACGTCGTCCGGGATCGCCACGACGTTGCCGGCCGTCCCGATGATCCAGTCGGGGCAGTCATTGAAGGAATCGACCAGCACCGGCGTCAGCACCAGTACCGACAGGCCCTCGAACGCGTCGAAATACACCGGCCAGATCGGCTCGTTGACGCCGCCGCCATTGAGCTCGTCGCCGTTGTTCTCCCAGCTGTCGTAGCCGGCTGGCATGATCGGGTGTTTGGGTGCGTCGGCCATGGCTATGCCCTGAACCAGCCGCGGGCCTCAGCCCAATCGGGGATGACGACGATTTCGAGGTTGTTGGAGACGAATGGCAGGCCGTCGGCTGTGTCGACGAACAGCAGCAGCTCGGACTGATCGGGCACCGCATTGCGCAGCGACATGGTGAAATACGTCACCTGCTTGCTCGCCGCGACGCCCTGGATGACCACCGCGCTAGTCTGGTTGTAGCCCTCCGAGTCGACCGTGCTGTCGACGATCGGCAGTGAATCGCCGAGCTTGTTGGCTGCGCCGACCGCGATGGAGAGATCGCTGACGATGCGGTGCGCCGGGTTGAATGTCGGCACGCCGCTCCACGCCGTCAGCACCATGTCGGCCGCGCGCCAGTCGAGATTGCCGGTGCTCAGCATGTAGCGGGCGAAATCATAGATGCCGTTGCTCATCCCCAACCCCTCGGGAAGCGCCAGACCGGCATGTCGTAAACGAACCCGCGGGCCGTCTCCTGCTTGCGGTAGCCCATGGCAACGCGGAAGCGTTTACCGTGGTAAATCATCAGCTCCTTGTTGCTCCACGGTTTGGCGGGCATGCCGTACAACCGAGATTTGGCGCCATCCAGCCAGTCCTGGAAGTACATGTCGTACATCCAGTCCTCGAGCTGCCAGTCGCCGCAATCCTTCTCCAGGCAGCCGCGCGACAGCGACAGCGCCACCGCCATCTTGAGCGGGTACTGGATGGTGTTGTTGTCGACGCCGGTGACCGTCACGTAGTCCGGCCGGTAGATGGCGTAGGTGAACCGCTGGTCGGGCCCGATGTCGTGCTCGATCGGCGCGAACGAAGCATCGCCATCGGGGAAGGTCTGGTCGGGCGACAGCCGGCCGAGCGAGGTGGTGACCGCCGCTGTCGCCTGCGCGTTGGCGACCGGGACGCTGTTGTGCGAGACGGCCAGCAGACGGACGACCGCCGAGTCCAGCGGCAGCGCCAGTGGGTATTCCATCACGCCGACATTGAGCCCGATCTCCTGCTCGTAGCGCCAGGCGGAGGTGCGCCGCAGGAACTCGTCCATGGCGTTGAACAGCTGCAGCGAGACAATGCCGTCCGTCGCCCCAGGCACGTCGACCTTGAGCGTCTGCAAGATGCGGTCGATGGGGCCGCATACGGTGCTCACTCAGCCTCCTCGACCAGGCCGGTCACGATCGCCTCCTCGAGGTCCATGCGCCACTCGGCGGTGGTGTCGGCGTCTATAGCCACCGTGATGAGGGCGCTCACCGTGTAGCGCTGGGACTTGTGCGGCGGATCGTCCTGCACCTTGGTGCCCGCCGGTATGAGGATGTCCTTGGCCAATCGATACTTCATGGTCGCCTCACGATGTGATGGTCAGCAGTTGCGCCGTGAACTTGGTCATCAGTGACGCCGCGCGGGCGTCGACCGTGGACTCGTCGTCACGGAGCTGGGCGCGGCCGACGATGTAGTAGACCAGGCTTTGCCGGTACATCGGGTCGAACGGCACCGGCTTGGTCTTGGTAGTGGCGATCGCGCCGGCCGTCGGGTCGAAATACGGCATGTCGAAGGCCGGCAGGAACAGGTCAGCACGAAGCCGCCGCGCCTCCAGCAGTCCGATATTCAGCGCATCGACCAGGTCATCGTCCGGGTAGCGATACGGCACGAATTCGTCCTGCAGCAGGCGCCGCGATTCTTCGAGGTACTGACCTACCGTCCCAAGTGTCTCTGCCACGAGCTAACCTCCCGCACCGGGTGCTCCAACACCCGGTGCGTTTTGAACAGCGGTTAGCCCTGAACGACGATGGCCTGCGCGAGAGCAGTGCCGTCGAGCACCTTGTAGCCAAACACCTGCAGGCCGCGCAGCAGCTGTCCGAACGTGAGCTCGGAACGCAGCGTCTCGACCTTGTTGATCTGCGAGGCGAACGACAGCGCGTGCTGAGTGCCCGCGTAGATCGCCCACTCGCCAGCAGCCAGGCCGGCAGCGGTGCCGCCAGGCAGCAGGTTCGACACGTAGATCGTGAAGCGGTCGACCATGCCCAGCCTGCCGTTGCGCAGGATCGACACGGAGTCGCCGGTGAGCGAGGCGTCGCGCAGCTCGGACATCTTGATCTGCGAGGCGATCCACGCCGGGATGACGACCCAGCGCCCGGTCTCCGGGACGTTCTGCTCGTCGAGCACCTGGCCAAGCCTGACCAGAAGATCGACGATCTCGACCTTGCCAGCGGTGCCGGCGGGGTTGCGCGCGACGATCTGGATCGGCGTTCCGGTCGCGCCCAGGTTGACGCCAGGGCCCGGAGGCACAGCCGTCGCACCGGAGATGGCGCCGGCCGCGGTGCCCTTGTTGCCGGGCGCAGCCTGGCCGAGCAGCCCCTTGAGGACGTCGGTGTCGACCACGATCTTGAACTGCTGGGCGGCGTCATCCGACCACATGTTCATCATGTTCAGGTCGGACTGGATTTCGTAGACGTCGTCGAGGATGACGTTGAAGTACTTGCCCTTGTCGATCTTCATCTCGAGGATGTTCGAGGTCGGGCGCTCGATCTCGAGCAGGCCGTCCGCGAGGTAGTTCTTGATGGTGATCTTGGGCTTGGTGCGGATGACGACGGTGTCGCCCTTGTTCTTGATCTCGCCCTCGTAGTCGGTGTTCGAGATCGCGGCGAGCACGGTCGACGCGTAGAACTTCTCGATCAGCTTCGTGGACCAGAGAACCGGGATGAAGGTCCCGGAGTAGGCAGGGGTCGGGGTCAGCGCCCCGGTCGGGTAAATAGGTGGAACGGTGCCGGCGCCTGCTACAGCAAAGCCGCCGGTTGTTGAATAGGCCATGGCGATCCCTCGCGTTCAGCGATTAATGGATTCGCCCTTCATGCTGAGCTTGCCAGATGTCCTGCTCGATGGCGTTAGCGTCTGCCTCACGGCCACGATACACGCCACGAAGCTTGTCTTGCGTAAACTGCGCAATCCAGGCGGCGGTGTACATGGGCTTGTCGGGCGGCAGATTACCCTGCGGCGCCGATCTGGCTCTACCGGGTGCCGCGAAGTCCTCCAGGGTCGGTCTCCCGCTGCCGTTTGACGGGGGCGCTGAGGGTGTCGAAGCCTGGGGAGTTGACGGGGAGCCGGTAGCCTCAGTCAAAAATCCCTGAAAGAATCTTACGACACGACCACTGTCGTGTCCAGAGAACGCCTCTGTAAGCATATCGTGGCGCCTTCGGCCACTGTATGGGTCGGGATACTGGAGCCACTGCTTGAACTCGGCGGAGCGGTTGATGTCGCGCCAGTTCGGCACGGCGTCCTTCAGCGTGCCGTAGATGTCGTTGACCTGGGTCTTCTCGATGACCTGGCCGACGCCGTCGAGGCGGCCCTCGAGCTGACGCAGCCGATCGGCCAGCTGGTCGAACTCCGGCGCGAACTCCTCCTTGGCGCGCTTGCCCACCACCTGCAGGAAGTCGGACCCGTAGTCCCGCTCCTCGTCGTCGGTGATCAGCTTCGGCTTGCCGTAGCTCTTCGGCTCCGACTGCGGCTGCGGCTTGGTCTGCAGCGTGGTGAGGGTCTTCTCCATCGCCTGCAGCCGCTCGCTCAGCGCCTGGTTGGTCTTGGCCAGCGCCTCGGCGCGGCCGGCCATCGAGCGCGCCCGCTGCTCCCAGCTATCCTGCGGCACATCCCCCGCCGGGGCCGAGGTCTCGGAACCGGCCGGCGGGGGCGTACCTTCTGGCGAACCCTCGGGCTCGCTCAGGAGCTTGATGTCGGCGCGCAGCTGGTCGGCCTCGGCCATCTGCCGGCGGAGCTGCTCGGGCAGCTTCGGCTCGTGCTGGCTAGGTGAAGGTTGAACGTTCGGTTCGTCGGCCATCTGGTCTTCCCTGGGGTCTTGTCATCTTGTCGTAGAGCTGTGGCGCATCGGCAATGACGGCGGCAAGCTCGTGCGCCATCAGCGCCATGCCCTGGCCGCGCTGCAGCAGCTCGGGCGCGCACTTCAGCATCTCGCCGTTCATCGCCGCGGCATATTCCTGGAACGCCCCGACGAACCCGGTCCACGCCGCCGGCGCCTCGCCGCGCAGCATCATCGCCGCGCGCACCAGGCCACTGCTGTCGACAGCCATCAGGTCTTCTTGACCTTGGAGCCCGACGCCGCCTGGACGATGTTCTTGCCCGTCTTGGCGTAGTCGTTGATCGTCGGGCGGGTCAGCTTGCCACCGGCGAGTTTCGCCACCTCGGCGTTGCCGAGGCGCTCGTTCTGGCGAGTGAATCCGCTAGCCATGGCTCACGCCTTCTTGACCGGCTTGACGCCCTCGAACTTGTGCATCTTGCCAGAGGGGCCGCCGGTTGGGAACTTCTTGCCAGCGTTCTTCGCCTGCACGTCGGACACGCCGGGCTTCTGATCGCCGACGCCCTTGAAGCCGTGCATCTGGCCGGAGCCACCTGGCTTGAGCGCAAACTTGCCAGCGTCCAGGCTCTTCGCCTTGTTTTTGATGCTCGTCGTCTTTGCCATTTCTTCCTCCTATGCAGGCCCTTGGGCCGGGTTTGGCATCTTCGGTCCGGTCGGTCCAGGCTTGCCAGCGCCCATCGGCCCGACCACGTTGGTCTGCGGTCCCTGAGGTGCACCGGGTGCGCCTGGTGCGGCCGCCGGGCCCCCGGGAGGAGCTGGAGGAGCACCTGGTCCGCCTGGCGCACCCGGGCCACCGGGGGCAGGGGGTGCGCCCCCAGGTCCGCCGCCTTGAGACATCTGCGCCTCGATCTCTTCGTCGGGCGGCACGATGTCGTCACCCGGCAAGCCGATCCCCTCCGACACCGAGCGCAGCACGGTGGCGCGGCCGCGGATGCCGGTAATCTGCATGTCGATCGGATTGGCGGTGATCTGCAGGAATTCGAGCTGGCGCTGGCGCTGCGTCTCGCGCTGCATGGCGACGTTGACGCCGAGCACGACGATCGACTCGTCGCCGCGCAGCATGCCGGTGGTGTCGGTCAGCATGATCAGGTCGTAGAGCTCGCTGACCGCCGGCTCGATCATGTCGTTGTCGATGTTGGCCGCGACCGTCTGGAGGATTTTGGCTGCGTTGCCCATGAGCATAGCAAGGCCGCTAGCAGTGCGGCCCGCGCCACCTGTCCGTTCGGACCCGGTGATGTAGCGGGGAATCGAGCTAAGCTCGTCGGCGATCTGGGTAAATTTCTCGTAAACCCCGAGTAGCTCTTGCGCATTAGAGTTGGGCTGGAAGAATCGTACAGGCTCTTGATTGTTGTTTCCAAGAGGGTCCGTAACGGTGTGCCAACGCTTCCATGGATACAGGTCGTCTCCGTTCTCATTGTCAGCAATTCGATCGTCGTTGATGACGACCTGAGGTCCTGAAGCAATCGACATGTTGTTGACGAGCGAGCGGAGCGCGGCATTGGTGGCGTCCTGGATGTCGTAGAGGATATCCGGCAGCGCGTTGCCGACGACTGTGCCCGGCACCTTCTCGAAGCTCGTCACGTAGTAGGGCGGCCGCTTCCTGAGCGACGGGCTGAGCTGCACCTTGATGATGTAGCGGCCGATTTTGTAGGCGTCGACGAAGTAGTCGCGCTCGGTGTCGGGTATGCGGTCGGCCCCGAAGCCATGGTCGCGCAGCATCGAGCCCTGCACGTAGCCATGGTATTCCAGCATGTCGATCGTGCCGGACTGGTTCATGCGCGGGTCTTCGCGCGACTCCATGGTGGCGCGCGGCGTCTCGGTGGTCGACGCCTGGCCCTCGACATAGCCGGACTGGCCATACCATTTCAGCACTTCGCGGATGGCGTCGGAGTTGTAGCCAGGCAGATCGAGCAGCTGGTTGAGATCGGAGCGTACGACACGTGTGCGCTCGACGACGGCAGCGTCGCGGATGTCGGAGACGCCGGGCGTCCACCACACGTCGAACGGGCTGACGCGGTTCCAGAACATCTGTGGCTTGTTGATAATCTTGGCGGCGCCGTTGACCCAGGTGACCTGCGGCGTAATGCGCACCACCGGCCCCTTCAAGCATGCGAACGGGAACAGCGGCAGGTCGACCAGGATCGCGGCAAGCGCCTCGTAGAACTGGCCCTCCACCAGGATATCATCCAGCTTGGAGAACGACTGGTCGGCCTCCTGGCGGGCCCGCTTGATCGCCGCGCGCTTGCCGGCCTGGATCAGCGCCAGCTGCCGCTGGCGGAATTCGGCGTCCTCGTACTGCATGCCGACCTGCTGCATCGTCGCCTTCTCGGCGTCGATCAGCTGGTTGATCGCCTGCATCATGTCTTCGGGCAGCGTCGGATCGGGCGTCGCCTGCAGACCCCATGGCTTCTCGGCGTTGAGGTAGACGTCGCGGAGAAGGGACGTGGCGCCGCGGCACTTGGTGGCGGTCAGCCGCGCGTAGATTTCGGAGCCGCCGAACTTGCGTATCTCCTGCATCTTCTGCGAATCGTACTGGCCGTTGAAGGTCCTCAGCGCCGCCACCAGGCGATCGGACCAGCCGGAAGACCCATCCCGGTGCCGAACCATGGTGTTGAACTGGTTGTCGATGAAGGCCACCAGCGAGGAGGAAATGCGGGATTCGTCCCGCTGCCGGTCCTCGGCCGCTACGCGCTCCGCGTTGACGCGGGCTTCATCCTGAGCAAGTGAGTCGGGTGACACGACCCGAAGAACAGGCATATTCAGTTTTCCCCGGAGTTTTCGACAGTTACGCCAGGAGCCGCGAAATGACAACAGAGCCCGCCACCGTATTCGCCGTAGACCTGGCCAGCCTGGCGCGCGAGATCGCCATGGACATCTTCCCCACCGAGCAGGTGCTGGCGATCCACCAGCTCGACGACGCCGAGTGGCAGCGCATCGCCGTCAACCCGAAGTTCCAGGACATGCTGGCGTCGATGACGCGGGAGTGGCAGAGTGCAGCGAATACACGTGATCGGGTTAGGGCGAAGGCGGCAACCGGGCTCGAGGCAATGCTGGAAGTCTACATCCGCGAGATCGGCGACGAGACCATCCCGCTGACCCAGCGGGTCGAGGCCGGCAAGTTCCTGGCCCGGCTCGGCGAGCTCGACGGGTCCGACAAGATCGGCAGTGGTGGCGGCAACGGCGTGACCATCAACATCACCACCAGCCAGGACCGCCCGACGATCACGCTGACGGCGACGCGCGAGCCAGTGCTGGAGGACACCGAATGACCATGGGGCAAAAGCCGGGGCAGCAGAGCCGCCGATCAGCCAAAGAGACCCCGCCGGACGAGCAATCGGGCGAGACCAGCCCCATGGTCAACCACGACGAGCTGCGCGAGTGGATCGCCGCGTTCAGCGAGGAGGCGCTGCTGGCCGACGGGTTCGAGGACGCGATCATCGGCGTCGCCGAGCGCTGCTCGAAGCAGCCGCTGGTGGTCTACGATGCCGACAAGTGCATCGAAATCCTGATGCAGCGCGACGGCATGGAGCACGACGAGGCCGAGGAGTTCTTCCAGTTCAACACGCTCGGCGCCTGGATGGGCGAGAATACGCCGCTGTTCCTGTGGAAGTACGAGCCCGACACCGGGCCGTTCAAACTGGAGCCGGGGGCGTGATCACCGCCGGCAAGATGGTGATCGTCGATCTCGGCGACGTCAACGCGACGCACGGCTTCGCGCTGGGCTTCGAGGCCGGCGCCATGAGCCACTTCAGCGACATCGAGCTCATAGGCCACCACGCCATCTGGGCCGCCAACGCGACGATGATCGAGCTGATGGTGATGGACCGCGGCTTCGAGCTCGACGTCATCGACAGCTGCGAGGACAAGCTCCTGGTGCTGATCAGCAAGGCTGGCAAATGCCCGAAATAAACTACTCCGCGCCGCCGACCGTCGGGAACTTCATCGAGAGCGAAGCCTTCATGCGGGTGATCCTCGGGCCGGTCGGCTCGGGCAAGACCACCGGCTGCATTTTCGACATCCTCAAGCACTGCTGCCAGCAGGCCAAGGGACCGGACGGCATACGCCGCACGCGCTTCGCCATCGTGCGGCAGACGCTGCTGCAGCTGAAGATGACTGTTTTGCTCGACATACTCAGCTGGCTGAGGCCGATCGCCGAGTACAAGGTCTCCGAGCAGCTGGTGACGATCTCGTTCGGCGACGTCTACTCGCAGTGGTATCTGATCCCGCTCGAAGAGGAGGACGACCAGAAGCGGCTGCTGTCGATGCAGCTGACCGGCGCCTGGCTCAGTGAGGCGATCGAGATCAACGTCGGCCTGGTCGACGCGATCGCCGGCCGCTGCGGCCGCTACCCCTCGGCTGCCGAAGGCGGCTGCACCTGGTTCGGCCTGATCGCCGACACCAACACGCCGATCATCGGCAGCCCCTGGCACTCGATGCTGGAGCTCGACCGGCCGCCGGACTGGGCGGTGTTCCACCAGCCGGGCGGGCTGGAGCCCGACGCCGAAAACCTGGAGTGGCTGCTGCAGTCGCCGGAGACGCTCAAGCTGCCGGCCGACGACCCGCGCCGGCGGGCCCAGGGCCGGACCTACTACGAGCGGCTGGCGCGAGGCAAAAACCCCGACTGGATCGAGCGCTACGTCAACGCCAAATACGGCGAGGACCCGTCCGGCACCGCCGTCTACCGCGGCTCGTTCAAGCGTTCGTTTCATGTCGGGAAAGGTCTCAAGCCGGTCAACGGCTACCCGCTGCTGATCGGCCAGGATTTCGGCCGCAACCCCTGCTCGCTGATCTGCCAGGCCGACGCATTCGGGCGGCTAGCCGTCCTCGAAGAAGTCGTCGCTGAGGACATCGGCCTCGAGCTCCACGTCACCCGTTACCTCAAGCCGGTACTCTACTCGGAGCGCTACATGGGTCAGCGTTTCGCCGCCGTCGGCGACCCCAGTGGTATCTCGAAGGGTAACTTCCTGGAAGAAAACAGCTTCGACGTGCTTGTCCGCCTGGGCATTCCAGCGTTCCCGGCGCCGACCAACAACCTTGACCCCCGGATCAACGCGGTCGAGCAGCTGCTGCTCCAGCAGCGAGATGGAGGCCCAGCCATCCTGATTGATGAGGAACGGTGCCCGAGCCTGGTCCGCGCCATGCACGGGGCCTACCGCTTTGGCAAGACCAAGGCGGGCGAGACCAAACCAACCCCCGAGAAGAAACATCCCTGGTCCGACCTTTCCGACGATCTGCAATATGTCTGCCTCGCCATCAATTCCGGGCTGGTCAACCTGATCGCCAAACGCATCAGGCCGCGCACCGAGCGACGCCCGCAGTCCCGCGTCACCGCTGCCGGCTGGACCTGAGAAATCCATTCCAGATACCATCGGATCTCTAGAACAGCTTTCTCTAGGCGGGGACGGCCGTAAGCCTTTGGCAGGAGTGGGCCGTCCCCTACCCGACCAACAGGAGGTTAAGCCCAGGTCGGGGTTACGGCAGCAGCAGCCACAACAGGACTGCCGCCACGGTGATCACGAAGATGTTCTCCATCAGGTCGGCGTCTTGCTAGCGCTAGCAAGACCGCCGGCGCCGACGGACCTTGAGCGCCCTCCGTTGGTTGAATTATTCCTTGAATACCACAGCGCGGACGCCGGCGTCCTTGGCCTCGAGCAGCTTGCGCAGCGCCACAGTGCGCTCCGGGTTCTGCGGCAGGTTCTCGACGATCCATTCCGCCAATTGCCCGAACGGCTTCGACTTCTCCTGCAGCTCCGGCTTGAGGTGCTCCCAGGCGAAGAACTGCAGCATCCGGTCGGTCACTGGACCACCTCCCAGTCGGTCGCCAGCAGGTCGGTCTGGCTGGCGAGCCACGGCACGAACTCACCCTGCGCGGTGTTCATGACGATGAACGGCAGCAGATCGCCCTGCACGGTGCTGTTGATGGAGAAGGTGCCACCATCGGCCTGCACCAGCCACATGTTCTTGCCGTTCCACCCGGTGCGGGCGACGCGCTCGCCGGACTTGAGGTTGCGCAGCGCGGTCGAAAATTCCATCCCGTTTCCCCTGATCCGGTAGTGCCGCATCGGCGGCACGGCCTGTTTGTCGTCCGTCTCGTGCTCGTTGCCGCCCATCACGCCGCGGGCTTGGTGCGGCGCTGGCCGGTCCCGAGGTTGGAGCCGGGCCCGGTTATCCCCCTGACGTTCCTCGAGGGGTCGGCCC